TTTGTCCCCGTATACGTTAATTGCTGGTTGTTGCTGTCCGTGCTTTCATCCAAAGACTTTGCCGCCTCATCACCCAGCTTTACAGAACCCTTCAAGCGCCATACATAGCGATATGTGCCATCCAAGAAGCGCAAACGATACCCAATCGCAAAATACTTTGTACGCGGTTCGCCATCATCGAGCAGCGCCCCCGTCGCTTCATCTACCGTTTTCCCCGTGAGTTTTCCAATCAGGGAAATGGGGAGTTGCGGAACCGTGAGAGTTACCTCATCATTCCCTTCCGATTGAGCTGTGAAATATGGTACATTGTCATAATATTTTGCAGAACTCTCCCTCGAAGTGCTGACAGAAATTTCCGCCGTCGGAATTTGGATAGGATCGCCTACCACATATCCGCCGTCCGTCTCGTTATCGTCTTTTGTTACTTCTGCGATGTATAACTCATCTAAGCCCTGAAATTCGCTGAAATTATTGCCTGCCATTTAATTTATCCTCCCAATAGTAAAACTCCATGATCCAACCTGTTTGCCCGGCGTCCTCGCCCATTGCGTCGCCGCCTTTTCCTTTGGGCAGAAACCCCGCCTCTCTTAGCGTCTGCGCGATTCTCTCCCGTTCCTTTTCTACCAGCTCCGCGTCATAGCTATAAAACGCAACATAAAAAAGCCAGCGAATAATCGCTGGCCTGTTGTTATAGCTTCTCACCGTCTCGGTATCTGCCAAATAATAAAAAATCAAATTATCCGGGTACTCTATTTCAGTGGCTATGGTATCCCGCCGAAATATCTCATATCCCAGCGGTTCCAAAGCGCCGCATAAAATATCTTTCACATTCACTTTTCACCCAGCTCCTTTAGCTCATCCATTAAGATCGCCTGCTGTGCTTCTGTGATTTTTTTGCGGTTGCGTGAAACAGCGCGGTCAATAAACGGATCTTTTGCTACGCCGCGTTTTGTTCCGAAGTTAATGAAGATTGCCGCCAAGCCGCCCGCTCTAACAGAGAAGCCCGTCTTTAGCGTTGCTTTATTGCCTTCCCACTCCACATTTGGCCGCTCAATTAAAGAGTGTTCCGTCCGCCCGGTGCGTCGGTGTTTCGCGATCCCTGCTTTAAAATCCGGGTTCAGAAAGTTCGCCGCCGCTTCCATAGAGCGTTCGACCGCCCTTTCTAAGTTCCCATTTGCTTTGGCGATCTTCTCCTGCAAGTCCTGAAAGTTATTTTTTAACGTCATTTTCGTTGCCATGCTATACACCGCCTTTTAAACGCCGGATTTTGAAACTCAAAAACTGGCCGCGTTGGTCTATGTTTTCCGGCTCATTGATGATCTCAAAGCCCGCGCCATCTGTTAATCGCTCCACTTTGCAACCGCTCTCAATATCCGGCCTATACCACGTTACAATGCTTGCGGTATCTTCTATTACCTGAATGCCGTTTACCAGTTTTTCTGTCCCTCCGTAGGTCTTAAAACTGCACATAAAAACAGGATCTTCCGCTTCACGGTACTGCTTTTGTGGGACACCGTTCACCTTCTTTACGCCCGCCACAATAAAGAGCTTTAACGGCGTTGTCATGCTGGCCGCCTGTGGTGGTCTGCCCATTTACTCGCCGCCCCCTTTCGCCCGTAGCTGGACAACCTGCGCAATAAAAAGAGGCGACATATTAGCCGCCCCCGCTTCATAGCTCCAAGTATCGACCACATAGCGAACAATCGCGCCGATCGCCTCTTTGCTTTCCGTAATCTCTTTTGATACGCCTGCATTTATCAAGGTGTTTTTTGCATCATCGATATACACGCCGAGCAAATCATCTTGATAATTCCCGGAGATTCCCATTGCCGTTTTTACCAGCTTCAGGCGTTCCGCGTCATTCAATGCCGCCCCTCCTTTCTATGTTATTTAGACTTCCGGGTCTTCCTGCCCCTTCTGTTCGGAGTTTCCCTGCACTGGCGGTGTCGCCGCCGCTTTCTTTTTCACGCGCAGGAATCCCTTCCATTTCACGGTGTTACCGCCGAAGAAACCAGACGCCTTATATGCCACCTGTCCCTCTTTGAATTTATAATCCGTGGATTTCCCGATCTCCACCTCGCCGAACTGCGTCAGACCGTAGTTTTTGGGATCACCGTATGCCATGCAATAGGTTCCCGCCGCCGTCGCCGAATTGGAGATTGCCGCACAATTACTGTTGATATAGAACGGGATGCCATTGATCGTGCGCTCTGTGTGCTTGATGTCGTATACTCTGTTGCCGTTCCCATCGCGCAGCATTGCAAATGCCATTAAGTCCGCTTTATTCAGGATAAGCGCCGCCGTCCCTTCCACTTCCTCATCGCCGCCGTATGCGTAGATGATCTGGTCGAGCGTCGTCGCGTCGATTTTTTCAATCTCCAAATCCTGCGTGGCATCGATTGCATTGTTGTCGTCGCTGGTGCTGAAAATGCCTACAAGCTGTTTTGTGCCTGTTCCATTGAGCACCTGCTCGGCCAGTTTCTTGCGCAGGGCAATTCCGATGTCCTTAAAAACCTCTCCCGCATAATCAGCGTTTGTCAGCTTCTCCGCCTCCTCGGTTAATTCGGCATAAGCTGTGATCTTGATTTTATTGATCGTGGCATAATCAAAAGTCGGCTCTGCCGCCGTATAAGCTGCGCCCTCATTTGTAATGCCCGCCGCCGGGATCGTCTTTACAAACGCTTTTTCATATGTCTCGCCATTGGTGAGTGTGGTAATGTCCATATTGTCAACCAAGCTCGACAACTGCGCGAATGGCTGCGTAATTTCTCCCGAAGTGTGCTTGGGCGTCAAAAGTTTGGAACTCGCCACTGTTACGGTTCTTTTTTCTCTCAATGCCTGCCCTCTCTGCTCCATAACAGCGCGGTCATCACCTGCTCTGTTATCTACCGTATAGGTCGCCAGTGCCTTGAATCTCTGGCTTCTTCCCTCCTGCTCCGGCTCTCCCATTGCCCCGGGGGCTTCCTCGCCCGGATCTTCCGTCGACTCTTCAAGCCCCGCAAGCGCCTGTTCCGCCTCTTCGATTTCCTCTTTCAGCTTTTCCAGCGTCTTTCCGATTGCCCGAAGCTCGTTTGCGTCCGTCGATTTGTCGCTCTGCTCCTGCAAAGCTCTTTTTTCCGCGTTCTTTTCTCTGATAACCTTTTTCAAATACTCTTTCATGTGTTCCTCCTAACAAATTCTGTTTGCTTTCCTTAGATTTTCTATTTTTAACCTCTGGATCTCCGCGCTCTCCAGCGCTTTTGCGGCTCTATCCAGCGCCGCCGCGTCGCTCTCCAGCGATCGTTTGTTAATTGAAGTCCCTGCATATGCCGGGAAGTTCACAACGCTAATCTCATCAACCTGTTCAATCTTTGTGATCGTCCTTTTTGCCGTGCCATCTTCCAGTGTTTCCCATTCCTGTCCGTCAACTGGTACAAAAAACGCAAAAGACATGCCCGACATATCCCCGCGCCCAATCGCAGAATAGAGGGCGCGCGCCTGTGCGTTGTTTTCCGTGTCTAACTTTGCCTCGAAATATAGCCCCTCTTCATCGATGCCAATTTGCATTGTGCTGTTTTCGTTGTTGTTGCGGCTTCTTGCTAGGGTAATACCGCGATCGTCGTGATTCACGAATAGGCGCACGTCTTTTAGCGCCGCCGCGTCAAAGGCTCCCGGTTTTATCTCTTCCAAAAATCCACCGTCCGGCGTTCCGATAAAAGTCTCTTGCCCATAAATCGCAGGGCGGCCAAAGATAATGCTTTCCCCGTTTTCCTCCCGCTGCTCTGCCCTAAGTTCAAGCGCTCTATACTCCCGCGCGATATAATAATCATTGTGCTGTTTCATTTTGTTCTTCCTCTCCCATGTCTAATTGATATTGATTTGCTATATTCACATCCACATAATTCAGCGACATAAGACGCACATTGCCCCCCTCGTAGGGCGGATAGCCGAATGCCGCCAGCATTTGATTGTTTGTGAGCGCGCCTCTGCTTCCAAGTTCTTTTATCATGTTGATCGTTTGATCTACCGACATGAATAGCAGATCCTTGTGATAGAAATTGATTTTTTGATTGCGCTGTTTCTCCCATTTTGAAAGCAGTACCCTCGTAAATGCCTGATTTGCTCCTATCACAATCGGCTCGATTGTTCTCTCGAAAAATGCTTGCTTTTGCTCTGGCGTCGCTGTCCCCGTCAGAACCGGCACCGATACTCCGATGTGACGCAGAATCTTCTCATCGATGAACTGCATCGTGTCTTTATCAATGAGCTTTTTGTCTGCATTTAGCGGCGTATAGGTTCCACCCATATCCATTGGCAAGATTCCGCTTTCATTGTTTTTTAACGCTTTCTCAAATTCTTTTCTACTTTTTTCCAGCTCTTCACGATCGACAATGCCATTGTAGGTAACAACGGCATTTACTGGGTTTTTCGCATTGCGCGATACTCCCTCCATCAAATCGTTATTGACCTGAAGAATTTTCAGCAGTGCATCATTATCCGGTTTCCCCTGTTCATTTCCGCCCATGTACGGCGACAAAGAATAATGCGATCTCAAGTGAATAACTTCCGAATATGGTAAAATCGTTTCGCTTCCATTGGCAAACTTCATTTTCACAAACAGAGCGCCCGCCTGATCCTGCAAAAAATCCACCTGGCTCGGTTGTAATGGGTACATGGCGCGGAACTCTTTTTTATATCGTCCGTTTTTCGTTTTTACCCACTCATACTCTGGATAT